GGATCAAGTTTGGCGACACGATGGTCCACGGCGCGTTCTTTGCGAAGGTGGGCGGTAAGCGCAAAGTCATGCAGCGGTACGGGTCGAAGCGATGGGCGATCGGCGAGGCGACGTTGTCGGTTGCCGATCGGATGATGATCTACCTCGAGGACGAGGTCTTTGTGGATATCGACAGCATCTACATGAAGCACTTTCTGGCAGAAATTCGGGCGCGCACAATCTTAGGAGTTGGATGATGGCTGAAGCACTTGATTTGGGCGATGCCCTGGACACGGTCGTGGCCACGCTGGCGGCGGCGTTTCCGACGTTTAAGACGGTCGCGGCCGAAGATGAAACGCGCAAAACTTTAGAAGTGCCAGCCATCATCGTTCAGATGTCGGAGCTCGAGCCTGATCCCGACAAGGATCTGCATACGGGTCAGTTTCCGTGCCTGGTCCGGATCGAGGCACGCATTGTGCTCGGGTACCGGACACCGAAGGTGCGGCGCGAGGTGCTGAAGGCAGCCGGCGCGCTCGCGGCCGCGGTGCACAGTAACCGATTGGGGGTCGCCTGGGGCGCGGCCGCAGTCTTGGCTGTTGAGCCGGATGAGTTTGCGCCGCAAGCGGACCAGTACGACGTTTGGCGCGTCGAGTGGGCCCATGCGGCGGATATCGGCTCGAGCTTCTTTATCGATGACGGCGTGACACCGACCCAGCTGCTGACGTCCTGGTCGCCCGATATCGGGCCGGCGCATGAGCAGGAGTATGTGGCGGAGGCCGGCGATGTCTGAGTTCACCTTATCGCAGCTGATGCAGGCCGTGGAGCGCATGATCATGGTGGCGACGGTCACGGCGCGCGAAGGCGATCGTGCCAAGGTCAAATGGGCTGACGGGGCTGAGAGCGATTGGCTTAAAATTGCGCAGCTCGGGTCGGAGCAGCTGAAATTCTGGATCCCGCCATCGGTCGGCACTCAGGTGGTGGTGCTGTCGCCGGGTGGCAACACGGCGCATGGGATCATTTATCCTGGTCCGTTCGCGGGCGGTGTGCCCGCTGGAAACTTCGCGGGTACCATCACAGGGGCTGGCGATGTGGTTGCTTCAGGGATCAGCCTGGTGTCGCATGTGCATGGTGGTATCCAGCCTGGGCCTGGCGACACCGGCGCGCCGAAGTAGGCCAGTGGGGAACCGCCAGAGGATCGGAGCGGGCGTCCTGTTCAATGTGGGCGCATGTATGGGATCAGCGCACTCACCGGCCGGAAACTAGGCGGCATCGACCACCTTCGGCAGTCCATCAGGGACATTCTCACGACGCCGGTCGGGTCGCGGGTGATGCGTCGCGACTATGGTTCGCGCCTGTTCGACTTGATCGACGCACCGTATTCGTCTGCGTCCAAGCTGGCAATCATCGCGGCCACGGCTGAAGCGTTGATGACCTGGGAGCCGCGCATCTTTGTGGACACGGTCACCCTGCGGACGTTCGAGCCTGGCAAAATCATCATTGATCTGAGCGGCCGGTACCTGCCCGACGGCCGTGAGGTTACCATCTCGGGGATTGAGGTCGGATGAACGCATTCACTGCCATTAACCTCGCGCGTCTTCCCGCTCCGGAGATCATTGATCGCAAGGACTTCGAGACGATCCTGGCTGAGGTGAAAGCCTGGCTGGTCGCACGTGAGCCTGGGCTCGAGCCGATCCTTGGGCTGGAAAGCGAGCCGATCACGAAGGTACTTGAAGCTTGGGCGTATCGCGAGCTGCTGTTGCGCGCTGAAATTGACGATGCCGGCCGCGGCAATATGCTGGCGTTCGCTGGTGGTGCGCAGCTCGACCATCTGGCGGCTTTCTATGGTGTTGAGCGCGCGGTAATCCAGCAGGCCGATCCTGCGGCACTTCCGCCTGTGCCGGCCGTGCTCGAGAATGACGTCCGGTTCCGCTCGCGGGTGCAGCTGGCGCTTGAAGGGTTCACCACGGCCGGTCCACGAGGGTCGTATGTGTTCTGGGGGCTGTCGGCTTCATCGTTGGTGAAAGACATTAGCGTTGAATCGCCATCGCCTGGGCAAGTCCTGGTCACGGTTCTGTCGGATGAAGGGGACGGCAGCGGCGATGCTGCGCTGATCCAGACGGTGTCTGACAAGCTGAACGACGAGGATATCCGGCCGCTGACAGATCAAGTCATCGTGCAGGGAGCGTCGATCGTGCCTTATCAGCTCGAGGCCGTGCTGACGCTCTATGAGGGGCCCGATGCGGATGTTGTGCGCGCGGCCGCTGAGGCGTCGGTTTCTGCGTTCGTTTGGGACCAACACCGCTTGGGTCATGACATCACGATTTCTGGGCTGCATGCGGCGCTGCATTTGGCGGGGGTGCAGAAGGTGAGCTTGATCAGCCCCGGTGCTGATCTTGAGATTGATGCGTCTGAGGCTGCTTACTGTACGTCGGTATCCATGACGGTCGGGGGGCGTGATGTCTGATCTGCCCACAATTTTGCCGCCAAATGCGCAAGCGATTGAGCGCGAGCTGGAGCAGCTGTCCGGCCGCCTGCTCGGGTTTGGCGATCCGATCGCAGCGCTTTGGAATGCTTCCGTATGTCCGGAGCACCTTTTGTCCTATCTGGCCTGGGGGTTCTCGGTCGAAGTCTGGGACAGCAGCTGGAGCGTGGAGCAGAAACGGCAGGTTCTTGTCGATGCTGTGCAGGTTCACCGCGCAAAGGGAACGGTGGGCTCGGTGCGCCGGGCACTGTCTGGAATCGGGTTTCGAACCGATATTGCGGAGTGGTTCGATTATGCCGGCGATCCGCATACGTTCCGCGTTGATGCGTTTGGTGATGATGTGTTTGCAGCCGGCATGGCGATCGACAGTCGCACCTTGGCGTTGGTTACATCGATCCTGGTCAATCTTAAACCTGAACGTTCCCATTTTGAGCTCCGCATTGGGGAGCGCTTCGATACGGCCGTCTATGCCCGTGCCGGCGCGCGCAGTCGTACACGCTCTGATCTGAGCCACGACCCTAATCCTCGGACGCGCGTTTCGGTCGGGACCACGCATATGCGGGTCGGGTCGCGGGCGCGCCAGATCAGCACTGTTTACCATGATGTTCAGCCAAGGGATGCCGCCTAATGCCCACCACCATTCTCACCGATATCGCCGAGGCGAAAATTACCCAGGCCGCGGGCTCAGGGTCGCAGGTTGCGATCACGCATGTGGCGTTGGGTGACGGCAACGGGGCCAGCTACAACGGGGACTTTGACCAGACCTATTTGCGACGGGAACGTGTCCGGGTTCCGATCGAGCGCCGGCATATTGTCTCGCCGAGCGCATGGCGCGTGAAGGCCGAGTTCGGGATCGACACTCTCGCGTTCGATGTCCGTGAAGCCGGGTTCTTTGATGCTGATGGGGATCTGATTGCGCTTTGCACGTTCCCCGCGGCTGAGGTCCGTCGCACCGGCGCTATCGTCTATTTGATCGACCACGTGCTGAATTTCAGCCGGGTCGCCGAGGGGCTGATCATCGTTGATGCGCCGGATGATGACCTGTTCGATCACGTCGTGACCGATTTGGAAACGCAAGCGCTCACCTATTCCACTCAATACGATCTGCAGATGGCCGTGCGCGCCCTGCAGGCGGCAACCTAAGAGGACGAACAAATGAGCATTAATGACATCAACAATGCTGCGGCCGCGATGAACCAACTGAAGGCGCGGTATGAAGGCTTTCTGGACGATGCCGATGGGCAGATTTCCGTTCGTCAGGCGGCATACGATGCTTTGTCCGCTAACTTGAAGGGCGTGGTATCGTCTGAAATGGACCGTGTCATAAGTGTGAATAATACACTTACTGAGAGAGCTGGCACCGTTTTCCCGACGATAAAAGAGGCAGTAGAATCGGTTCCTTCCGGCGCTCAGGTTGTTGTGAAGCTGAACACTGGACAGACGCACATCATCGACGCCGACGTTTATGTTTCTAACCGGCGCGTCGTTTTTACCTACGCTGGTGATTTGGCTGCGGGTAGGCCAAAGATCAAGCCAATCGCGTCTGTGGTTGGCGGCGTGAACCAGATGTTTGGGTTTACTGGAAGCAACGCTGACATACAGCTTTCAACCGTGGACATTGAACTCCCAGACGTCACGCCCGACATTAACCTCGGGTGGAACGGACAGCGGCGCAGCCTTGTCGTGTCATCAAGGGCAGGAACGCGGTCTATTGCTTTGTCTAGTTGCATTGTGACCGGCGGGGTCGCGGACTCTGTTCTTGGTATCATCAGCGTGTACGAATCCGCTTATAGCGCACTAGCGCTTTTCGTGACCACATTCGACGGGCCTATGGCGGGTGTCATCGACGGTAATGGTGGTGTTTTCAATATTCGTCGCACGAGTGCAACGCTCCTGAATGGCGCGGTTCTGAACTCCGGCGGAACGCTAGGCACTCACTTCCTTCAAAACTAAGGGGCATAAAAAATGCAATTTGATATTACCCATGAGGGGCGAACCACACTTTCTGTTGATCGTGCTGGCGCAGAAGCCCTCGGCTATCCAGAAGAAGTAATTGTGGAAGCCGAGCGAGGCGTTCGCAAGAAATCTGTTAAGGGCGAATGCCGCCGTCGCATCTACGCCGCAGCGTCAGCTGAAACGCAGATGAATATGGCGACTGCTGCCGCGGTCATCTCAGCGAAAGAAGCCAGCGCGCGGACCGAAGGCGAGACTTCGATCTTGTCAGGGCTCGATGATGCGATCGGTTGGGTGGCGCAAATGCGCGGCCGCGTAATGGAACTGACAGACGATGCGACCCTCGATATCCACGATGATGCCAACTGGCCACCATTGCCGGATGGCGCGCGCGACGTTGTCGCTAAGTTCTGAGCCGAGGCGAGGTTGATCTGATGGTCGCCTTGGCATTCTACAAAGGTCACGGGCAGCTGCTCGATCGGGTGATCCGTTGGGTCACCCGATCTTCGTTCAGCCATGTCGAAATTCTGCGCGCGGTACCGAAAATGTTTGGCGATGGTTCGCAAGCGCGCGCCTGGTCATCGAGCGGCCGGGACGGCGGTGTGCGCGAGAAGTCGATCACCTTCAAGCCGGGGCATTGGGAGTTCGTCACCATTCCCTGGGCGGGGCCGGTCGCGATCGACCGGGTGATCGCCGAGATTGGCAATCCCTACGACTATGTTGGCTTGCTGGCGTCTCAGGCGCTGAACCTGCGCCGGCATCGACGGGACCAATGGTTCTGCTCTGAAATCTGCGCCCATGCCCTTGAGCTGAGTGCACCGCAGGAGCTGTCGCCAGGCGGGCTTTATTGCCGTGTTTTGGAAATGAACCGCGCCTATCTCGCCGGCTGGTCGCGCGCGGGGGAACCGCCAGAGGATTGAGCCGCGGTGCAGTGGAATGCTTGGGCAACAGTTCACATCCGCAAGCGAGGTCACTATGGCATTTCTTCACGGCGTCGAGGTCATCGAGATCGATGCAGGTCCACGTCCCATTCAGACGGTCAAGTCATCCGTCATCGGCATTGTAGGTACCGCGCCCGACGCGGATCCTGATGCATTCCCCCTAAACACGCCGGTCCTGGTCGCCGGCTCGCGCAAAGAAGCGGCTGGTTTGGACACCGTCGGTACCGCGCTTGGCACCTTGCCGGCCGCGATGGACGGCATCTTCGACCAGATCGGCGCGGTCGTTATCGTTGTGCGGGTCGAGGAGGGGGTTACCGAACCCGAAAGCCTCGCAAATGTCATTGGTGGCGTGAACGCGGTGGATGGCAACTTCGAAGGGGTTCATGCCCTGGTCGGAGCCGAGAGCGTCGTCGGGTTTTCCCCGCGCATCCTGATCGCGCCTGGCTTTACCCACCAACGCCCCCTGGACAATGCCAACCCGGTCGTTGCGGAGCTGCAGGGTATCGGTGACCGTCTGCGCGCTGTCATCATCGCCGATGGGCCCAACACCAACGATGCCGACGCGATCAACGCAGCTGGCGACTTCGGGTCGGATCGCATCTATCTGATCGATCCGTGGCACAAGGTCATGGTCGGGCCCGATATCGTGTCGGTACCGGCTTCATCCCGCGTTGCCGGCTTGATTGCCAAGGTGGATAACGACACCGGGTTCTGGGCATCGCCGTCCAACAATCTGCTAGGCGGCGTGATCGGAACCAGCCGGCCGGTTGACTTCAAGCTGGGCGATGCGAGTGCGCGCGCCAATCTGCTGAACGAGGCTAAGGTTGCCACAACGATCCGCCAGAATGGCTACCGTCTCTGGGGCAACCGGACCCTGACGGAAGATACCAAGTGGATCTTCCTCAGCGTTCGTCGCACGGCCGACATCATCAACGACTCGCTGCTGCGCGCCCACCTGTGGGCCGTCGATCGGGGCATCACCAAAACCTACGTCTCGGACGTAGAGGAAAGCGTGAATGCCTACCTTCGGGATCTGGTCGCCTTGGGCGCAATCTTGGGCGGGCGGTGCTGGGCCGACCCGGACCTGAACTCGGCCGCAAATATCCAGCTCGGCAAAGTGTTCTTCAACTTTGATTTTACCCCGGTCTATCCGGCCG